ACTGCTGTCCTTACCAGAAGCAGATGGTACTCGTATATCTGGCATACTACTTTGAGTTTCTCCATAAGAAGATCCTCCAGTAGAACCTCCTGCCATTACTAATTCATCTCTCGCAGGTTCTTCATAATCAGCATATGACATTAATATACCCACAGCATCCTCACCTTTTGCTGCATTGATAGCATCAAAAAGTCCAGGCAACATTTTCTCAACTGGTTGATATGTATCATAATCAATAACAAATTCAGGACCTTCTTCTGCTAACTCATAACGTCCTTGCTTTTTGATCAATCCACCTTTGGACATCTTACCATCTGGAGATTCTTCTTCGCTATTACCACCTGTCATAAACTTACGGATTCTTTCACGCATCTCATCACCACCACTACCATATTTGTCCTTATGACTATTGAGTTTATCCAAATCCCAACGTTCAACAGCAGCATTTCTACCAACTGAAGCCGCATCTTTATCTTTATGAGTATCACCGCGTCCTCTTCCAAAAGGACCATAGTTTGTGTGAGCAACAACTCCATCAACATTTGATCCTGCCTCACCATGAGTCATTACTTTACTCATGTTAATATCACTAGCAGACCATCCCCATCCTTTTGCGATACGGGCAGCTTCTTTTGCCATTGATACTCTCTGTGCTTCAGTAGGCCATTGACCTATATCTGGGTTGGCAGCAAGAGACAATCCAACAGTATTGGAGTTTCTTCCATAAGTATGTCCCACATGTTGATGATACTCACTCTTACGATGCATTGTTCCATCGCCAGTGAATACTGTATGGTAAGGTCCATAAGTGCTGTCGTAGTTTCCAGCAGTCCAGTGTAGGTAGATAGCATTACCCTTTCCGCGAATGTTGCCAGATGCCCTTCCTTGATTTCTGACTGTCGATGGACCTTTGGGTTGCCTCTCTCTTCCTCCACTATCGCCAGTACTAGGTTGTAAGGACTCATCATCTTCACTATCACTGCCACTACTAAAAGCACCGCCACCACCACTAGATGATCCACCGAATAAATCACCGAAGAATGCACCCGCTACCATTGGTATCATTTTAAGTGGATTAAACAAGTTAAGAAGATTAGGGAACTTGGTTACCTGATCTTTACCATCAACATATCCTCTATCTTTAAGGAAATCTTTTAATCCTAATATTTCAACGATCTTAGTTGCGGCAGTGCGTCTGCCCATTCCCTCTTCAATTTCAATCGGATCAGTTTCAAAGAAATTATTAATTAATTTCTTAAATCCATCACCAACAAACTTAACAATAAGACCACCAACGTCAAGAGCAGTCTTGACAGCGTTCATAAACTTCTGACCTGCCTCTTTTGGACCACCACCTAAAATCAGTGAGTACAGAAGATCACCAACAAACACACCAATAGTTTCACCAAGTAATGTTCCAATTACTGGGATAGGAATAAAGGTTCCAAGGAAGCCACCAAGTGCAGCACCTAATCCTTTAAATATTGCCTGCCCAGGAGGTTCTCCAGCAAGTAAAGATGATACTGCAACAATTAATGGTCCAAGGATAGGAATCTTGCTGAATCCTTTAGCGATTCCCTTGATTGTTTTGATACCTTGTTTACCAAGAACCTTCGTAGCAAGTCTCTTGGGTATCTTCTTAATTCCACCCTTAACAATTTTACTGCCCTTATCAGTTCCACCAAGAGAGCCTGTCTGTGGTCTAGAAACTATCTGCCCTTTCTTGAGTGCTTTACTAACTGCTGCTTGTGCTTGTTTTGGTGTCTTACCATTATCAATCGCATTCTCATAGATACCTCTAGCAGCATGACCATGCTTTTTCTGCATCAACTGTGCGGCCCTACTAGGACCAGTTGGTTTCATCCCTGGTTTTGTTTTGCCAAGTTTGTCAAAAAGTTTTTTTCTTGGTTTTACTGCTGGTTTAGTAGGTTTCCCTGGTTTCCCTGGTTTGCCTGGTTTGCCTGGTTTAGTTGGTTTTCCTCCTGGTCCTTTAGGACCTAATCCCAATGCGCCAAATACACTACCAACAATGACAGCAGCATTAAATAGATTTGTTAGTGCGCTAAGTAATCCATCAAATCTTTCACCTGCTTCTTCACCTTTATTATTAACTAACCACTCTCTTGCACTGTCAAGTTTTTCTTGTCCCCATGCTAGGAATCCACCTATCGCATCAACGACACCAATGATCATATCAATGACTTTCTCTGCCATTCCGGCAATGAACATCAATAAATTGCCACCAGGTAAGTTAGGTTTCTTCTCAAGTAAAACAACTAAGAGACGACCTATAAGAATATTTTTTAAGAAATCAAATATACCACCAAACAATCCTTTTGCTGGTGCCGTGAGTTTTTTAACGATACCACTTCCTTTTATTTTAGGAGTGGTTTTTTCTAATATCTTTTCTTGTTTTTTTCTTCTCTGCTTTTCATCAGACTTCTTATCTTTCTTTGATGCTGCTTTCTGTTGTGCAAGAGTTCCCTTAAGAACCTTATCAATCTCTATGACTTTTACTTTAATGACATTAATTATATCTTCTTCATTGTCACCACCATCCTTCGTAGATGCCATCTCTGAACCAGAGATAGGAGTAATAGCACTCACATCAACAGGAGCAGGAATCATGGATGCTTGTGGTCTTACTGCTAATGCACCACCTTTTTCATCAGGTGCCTCTTCTTCACCACCTTTCTTCTTGATTGCACCTGGTTTGACTTTCTTTTTCTTACCAGTAATGAAATCTTTCGCTTTATCTTTAGCAACATTCTTCGCTGCTCCCGACAAAGCACTTTTTGCTAATCCTCCTAGTAATCCTAATGCCATATCAGACCACCGTTAATCCGAGAACTTTGATTTTCTCCATTGATATCATTGCATTAGCATCAATTGGAGGGAGATCGTTAGAGTTTGGTGTATTAAGAGCACCTGGGTTTGCACCTTCAGCACTAGCAGATGAATCAGAGGATGGATCTCTACCAGCCCTTGCCTCTTGTCTGGCATATATGTCAGACAATCTCTCACCCCTAGATGGAGGAGGTAATGGTTTAGATTTGCCAGTAGGTTTCATTTGTGCTGAAGGTGGTTGAGTGTCACCACCACCTGAGCCACCTGGACCTCCACCACCTGGTCCTGGCCCAGGACTATCTCCAGAAACCTCCTCATAGTTGGTTGCACTACCTTTCAATATTCCACCACCAATACCAAAGTCTTGTCTTAACTTAGCAATTCTATGACCTAATTCAAAAATTTGAATCTTTCCATCTTTGTTTGAATCCAACGGAGCATTACCTGCATACCAATTCGCACTCTCTGGGTATCCTTTTGGCAAACTTCCGTCCTTAGATGCAATTACAAAGTCTTCATCTTCTTTGACAAAAGCAGGTAAGAATGTTGCGGTGTATAAATGTCCTGGTGATATTGGTCTCTTAACTCCAGCAAGACTCTTTGTTAAGAACTTCTCAATGTAAGGTAGTTGTTCAGCACGGGTCATACCTTTCAATGCCGAAACAGATGTTCCTTGTGCAGATGCTGTTGATGGTATCATCTGAATCAATCCAGTAGCCTTAGTGCCAGGATGTTGTGCATTGGGCATCAAAGAAGATTCAGATGCCATCTTTGCCAAAATATCTCCAGGGTTAGCTCCAAGTCTTCCAGACATTGCAACTAAACCTTCTAAAAACTCAGTATCATTACCAACTTTTGCTTTTGAAGCACCTGATAGTTGTAAAGGAATATCTTTTTCTGCTACCTCAGACTCATCCTCTTCACCTCCAGATTCTGGTTGATCCTCTGGTGGATTGACGGCGGTAGATGGTGGTTCAGATTTACCAAATAAAAATTCTTTAATCCCTTGACCAATTTTTCCTTCTGCAATAAGTTGTCCAGGACTCTTATTACCTTCTTTAGGAACAACGATGGTTTCTGTCAGAGCATCTTTATCTGCATCTGCTTTACCTGCTTCTTTATTTTGCTTGCTTTCTGCTGGCCCTTCACTCTTTACTTCGGGTTCCATGTCAGGACCAGCATGAACGTGACCACCACCATTATAACCACGAACAACTCCACCACCATTATAACCACGAACAACTCCACCACCATTATATGCAACAGTAGGCATGTTTGTCCCACCACCCATAGCATTCATTGATGCTAAAGTGTCAGCTCCATATGCTTGAACCGCACCTCTACTCATAACAAACTCACCTGGTGTGAGCATTGCTGGTACAGTATCTTTATTAGGTCCGCTACCAGGAACTATACCACCTTTATTAAATTTCTTACCATACTCTGGTTCTTTTCCAGTCTTTGCTCTCTCCGTCTGCTTCTTATACTCCGCATCTTCTCCCATGACTGTTCCGAAGAAGAAATTTTGAAAAGCGTTTCTCTCTTCTTTTTTCTTTGCTTGTTCTTCTGCTAGATCTGTTGCTGTTTGTTCTCCACCCTTCTTTTCAACACTCTCATCAACTTTCTTATCAGTTTCAGTTTCAACAGTCTCTGGTGCAACTTCTGGAATAATTTTACCCATCGCAAATAGTGCTGCCCCAGCAGCTGCCGCAACTAGCATTGGATTACCCGTCGCTAACTTTCCTAAACCTGCAAGCATCTTGGGAATCAATCCCAAAAGTTTAGGAATAAATCCACCAATTAATCCAAGTAAACCAGTTATAAATCCACCAAGTCCAAATTGGAATGCTAAAAATGCAGCAAGGAATGCAGGCCATGTGACTCTAAAAAAGTCCATGATTGCTGTCATCTTCCTGGAATTCTCTGGATCTCCCATCCATCCAAGTATCTTGACCAGCAATCTGCCAATCAAAACTTTTGTAATAAATTGCATGATACTTTCAAAGAAACTGATTGCTGGTTTTGCAAGTTTTTTTGCACCAGCAAAAAATTTCTTCATAGGAGATGTTTCTAACTTATCTTCTTGGGCACCCCTCTTTGCTTTTTCAGCATCTTTCCTATCTCTTTCTGCTTGTTTCTTTGTTACTTTATTTTGTTTTTTTAAAGTTGTCAATATAGAATTGACAGCCTTTAGAATATCTTTTAGTGGATCGCTAGTTTTCTTTCTAACTCTCTTTTTTTTATCATCATCTACTTCTGGTTCTTCTGGTTTTTTAAGTACTTCAGGACTGATTGTTTGTCTCTTTACAATCGCAGCAGAACCTTTTCCAGAAAGTTCTTCTGATTCTGGTTTTTCTTCTGGTTTCTTCTTATCAAAGAAAGCATCTGGTTTTATTGTTGTCTTCTTTGCTTTAAACTTCGGGTCTGCTGCCTTCCTTGACTTCCTTACCTTTATTACTTCTTGCGATAAAATTGCAGAGCGTTCATCACCAGCACCTTTGGTTTGGAATTGTATCTTTGCAATCGCTTCTTTTAGGGCACTAAGATAATCCTCTTCCTCCGACAGATTGTCGAGGTCAATACCCATCTCAAGGAGGATATCAATAGGATCAGAGGTCTTAGCCGCCATACTTTCGTTGCTGCTTTTCTTGTTTTTCTTTTTCTTCCTTGAGATGTTGCCTCAAGAGTTCCACATAGATGTCTCGTTCCCAAGGCATCATGTTTTCAATCTCAGTTAATGAATATTTATGGTACTGTATCAAGGCAAAGTTGAGTCTAAAATAAGACTCAAGATCCATATGGATCATGCCTAGGCGAAAAAACTTGCCAGTCCCTCCAGAAGGACTTCATTTTCTTTTTTGGTATTTGGATTCACAAACTTCACGGTATGTGAAAGTTTTGGCATGGTCTCAAAGAAAGTTTCAATCTCCTTAAACTGAGTAGAATTCATCTGCTCAAGGAACTCTTTAATTTCTTTCTTGGTGCAGTCAGCAGCTGCCCACACTTCTTCTTCGCTGTAGATTTTATCAACACAAGATGCAATCAAATCAAATGATTGTTCTAATTGATTCTTCTCATTAAACTCAAAGTTATTTGAAATGAACTGGTCCAGTGAAGGATACTTCATTTCCATCATCAAGGTATCGTCAAGTTTAATCTGACGAGTGTGATCGTCATTCTTTTTCACTTGAATCTCATCCAATCCAATTATAACTTTAACTTCAGTCTCTCCATCATCAGGAGAAATCAAATTGACTTCAACTTCTTCTCCAACAGACTTTCCACGAATGTTAAGGAAGAGATATTCAATATCAAATGTAGGAAGTTGTTCTACCTTAACTCCCCTTGTCTGAATACAATTTTTCAAAACAGACTTAATTGCTGTTGTGATTTGTTTTGTATCCTCACTCTCCATTGCAAGGACAAGAAGTTTCTCTTCCTTGACTAGAAAAGGTCTATATTGAATTGTTTCGCCAGTTGATGGCAATTCAAGATCATACTTAGGTGTAGCAATCTTTGGTAAAGGCATAATGACTTACAGTTAATATTTCAGTGTGATTATTTATTGAGGTTTTTCTAAGTTCCTAACTGTGCTGCTAATGAGGGAGAAAGTTTATCACCAACCTGACCTTGCTCAATAAGTTGTTGTTCTGTAGTCAATATCCGTGCTCCAGTCGCAGAGTCATAAAGACCTTCTCCTTCAGGTCCAGTATTCTGGATAACATTTTGTTGAGTTTTAGATTCGTTCTCTTGAGCGACTGGTGGTTCCTGAGTATTCGATTGATCGGGTTTTTGAGTAGGAACAGAAGTATCTGGTTTTGAAGTTGGACTCGCTAATTCTGTCATAACATATCTCAGATATGTCATTGAGACACTACACTTCAAGAGACTAGAAGATTCATAACTAACTGGCATTGATGATACAGAGATAGGATATGCTCCGATGAATTCATATTCTAGACTATTCCTATAATCCCTTTCAAACTTTACTATCTTAAGTCCTCTTTCACATCTATATGATTCAGGAAAATTCATTCTATAGTGATATCCAGGATTAGCTAAACTTCTGGTTTCTCCATCTGTTCTGGTTCCTGTTTCACCCGTAACAAATCTCATCCACCTCTCAAAAAATCTGATTGGCAAGTACTTAGTTGAGTCAACATAGAAAGTAAAATCAATCCTATCATCGTACATTCTTCTATGTGCATACCTTTCAGTTACACCAGCATAATCATTCTTGATCTCAAAGGTTGCAATAGATGAACCAGGAAGAGATGCTTCGGAACAAGATATATTCAAATCTTCCTGACCATCAGTTCCCAAAAGTGGTTTTAATATAGAATTAAGAGTTCCTGCACCTACAGGAATTTTTACCTCATAATGAGAGGTTAGTGCGGGTGCAAGAATCTTTGTCCTTAATCCTTTTATACCGGAAAGTTTATTCCCGTATGAAAATTTTGTGCCAGGCATTTATAAATAGTTTTTACCTTATATATTATGTATGGCAGAAAGTATCAAGAGTAAATACAGACCGTCATTTCCAAAAAAATATAAGGGCGATCCATCTAATATTATCTGCAGAAGCAGTTGGGAAAGACGATTTTGTAAGTGGTGTGATCTGAATGATAATATTTTGGAATGGGGCAGTGAAGAATTTTGGATACCATACATTTCTCCACTAGATAAAAGAGTTCATCGGTACTTTCCAGATTTTATCATAAAAGTGAGAGAAAGCACAGGTCAAATCAAGACCTATGTAATTGAAGTCAAACCAAAAAAACAAACAAAAGCACCGACAAAAAAACAAAGAGTTACGAAGTCTTACATTTATGAATGTAAAACTTGGGAAGTAAATAAAGCAAAATGGAAAGCTGCTGTTGAATTTTGTGAAGATAGAAAAATTGAATTCAAAATCATAACAGAAGACGAACTAGGTATCAAATGAACCGCATAGAACCTGTTATTGCCGATCTTAAATCCGAGAAAGATCTTGGAGAAAGAATGGAACTAATAATGTATGCACTAAATGATACTGTGACACCTATACCTGAAGAAGGAAACATCTGTACCTTCAAATACTTTGCAAAGACTCCAAACATTGAATACGATCAGCATCCATTAGTTGCAGTGAGTGATGTCTTCTCTTGGGGATTTCGTGGTATAAACTTTCACTGGAGAGATTATAGACAATATACCTGGGAAGAACTAGGAACTCAAGTTTATATTGTTTATAGAGAAGAACTCGATGATCTTCTATCATTACAATATACAAAACGAGTACTAAATAAGTAAAAAGAACCATATCTAATGGCATCGGCAACTAGTAAAGTCGCACCAGTAAAAACACAAGAGCCTGGCGCATTTGGATCTACAAGAGATGTGCAAAGGTATTATAAAACAGATGTAACTACTCTCGGTGATGGTAGCATCATGAGAGAAACATATAGAACTGATGCAAATGGAAATAACTCCGTAAAGATTCAGGAAGTAATAGTTGATAAGAACGGTAATAAAACAAAGGATGAAATCTCTTCTGGTGCTACAGCAGGAGAAAAGAGAGCATTAAAAGACCCAAACTCCCAATTAAAAAATTCAATACGAGACCAAACCAAAGATGCTACAGATGCCGCTCAGAAAAATGAAGCAGAAGCTGCTGCTGGAGGACTTACATCGGTAGGAAAGAAAAATCAAAAAGTAGTAGGTGGTGATTCTGGTAATGACGCCGAAAATGAAAATGATGAAATCAATGAATCCAAATCAATAGCTGGAGAACCAGAAGAATCTGCAGAGGGAACAAGAACTCAATTTCCAACACTAATTCATCCAGCAGATCTTGGTGCATCAAAGCAAGATGTTGTTCGTTTTGATATGCACGAATATGTTCCAGGAGAATTGTCTGGATCTGATATTGGAGGAGGTCTGCAAGGATTTGGATTCAACAGTGGAACAAATAACTTAGGACCCTCTATTGGTTCAGTTACTCTTCCCATACCAAGTGGAATAACGGATCAAAACAAAGCAGATTGGGGATCAAACTCAATGACTGCTCTCGATATTGCAAAGGCAGATGTTGCTAAAACAGCAATTTTTGATGGTCTTCAAGAGGGTGCAGAGAAATTTTTAGATTACATTAATGAAATAAAAGAGAATGCTGGTCCTACAGCTAGTGCTGTTGGAAATGCATTTGCGGCAGCTGCTGCAGGTGTAAACGGCCAAGCACTGTTGGCAAGAACAACGGGTATGGTGATGAATCCCAACATGGAACTCTTATTCAAGGGTCCAACTCTGAGACCATTCTCATTTAAGTTTAAGTTATCACCCAGAGGACAGGTAGAAGCAGACAATATTATAAAAATAATTAGATTCTTTAAGCAAGGATCTGCTCCTATCAGATCTCAATCTAATCTATTCCTTAAATCACCTCATATTTTTAGGATTACTTATATACATAGAGGTGAAAGGGGAGAACTACACAAAAAATTAAACGCTTTTAAGACTTGTGCATTACAAGGATTTGGGGTTAACTACACTCCAACAGGAAACTATGCAACTTATCAAGATGGAACAATGGTTGCGTATGACATTAATATGAGTTTCACTGAAATTACTCCAATCTTTAATGATGATTACGATATGGGCGACTCATTCATCGGTTTCTAATGTCAAATTACTTCAGTCAATTACCAGATTTTGAATACGTCAGCAGACTTCCTGATTCCAGGATATCTGATTATATTACTGTAAAAAATCTTTTCATGAGGGGAAAACTTAGGGAAGATATTTTTCAAAATGTTGCTGTATTTACAAAGTATAAGATCAAAGGTGATGATAGACCAGATAATGTTGCATTTGAAGTCTATGGAGATGCTAACTTAGATTGGTTAGTTTTGACATGTAATAATATTATCAATGTATATGATGAATGGCCAATGACTCAGTTCAATTTTGAGAACTACTTACTTGAAAAGTATGGAACATACGAAAATATCAGTGCAACTCATCATTTTGAAACAACAGAAGTTAAGAATACATCTGGTGTAGTAATTCTTCCTGCTGGATTAGAAGTCGATTCAAACTATTCAATAACATTTTTTGATGATACAATAGAAGGAATGACTACGGTCATTTCTCCAGTTACTGAAGTAACAAACTACATGTATGAAGACCGATTACAAGAAGATAGAAGAAATATTTTTGTTTTAAAACCAAGATTCCTCAACATAGTCAAGGATGACTTGGAAGAAATGATGCAATATAAAAAAGGTTCCACTCAATATAAGAGTGAAACCTTAAAAACTGCAGATAATATTAGATTATTTCAGTAAGTTTATATACGCTGCGACAACCAAAAGGGTCAAGCACAACTGGTTATATCTCATCATTCCTCAGCAAGTTTCTGGAAGTAAGACAGAGCATCATCTTCATCCGAGTCAGCAGACTTAGTTGGAGTGATGTCAGGAGCATTGAAGTCTGCTGTAGGTGCAGGAGGCTTGCTTGACTCAAAGTTAGGAGTGAAAGAACCACGTCCTTCGCTCTCATCTTCCAGTTCTTCATCGTAACGACGAGCAGGTTTTGCACCAAGCACCATCTTCAGACGCTTGTCCAAGTCCTCATAGGACTTAAACTGATCAGCAGCGGTCAGAGCAGTCAGTGAATACTGCTTCTTCCAGATTGCTTCCAGTGCATCGTCGTCATCAAGGAGAGCACCAGGTGCTGCGAACTCGGAAGAATCATAGTTCCAGTAACCTGCAACCTTCTTCAGTTTCAGTTTGAAGTTAGCACCCTGCCAGAAATCAAAGGGATTGATAGGAGTTTCATCTTCATACTCTGGTTGCATTGCTTCCATGATCTTATCAAAGATCTTCTTACCAAACTTGTACAGGAAGACTTGACCTTCATTCTGAGGGTTTGCTTTGTCCTGCACAACATAGATGTTGGCATAATAGGACAGTTTGCGCTTCTGCTTACGAACCGTGTCCTTATCAGCATCAAGACCACTGTTCCACAATTCGCGGTTGTGCTCAGACACAGGGTCTTTCTGACCAAGAGTGGTCAGAGAATTTTCAATGTACCAACCACCAGGGCCTTGGAAGGCATGGGAGTACATCTTTGCCCAGGGGAGTTCTTCTCCTTCAGGGGCAGGGAGGAAACGGATAACTGCATATCCATTACCTGTCTTATCCATCTCTGGTTTCCACAGGCGGTCATCTCCACCGCCACCAGTATTGTTCATCTTCTCAACTTCTTTGACCAGTTTGGAGGTCAGGGAACCAAGAGAGGATTGCTTTTTAAGATTTGCGAAAGACATAGGATTTGTTGGATTAGTTGGATTTGGCTT